GGGATTGTGGAGTTCTTAAGATACCTTAAATGTAGTCTTGCCTACCATCTGCCTACGCTTTTTTAAACGGTAGGCAAGAATTTAAGATATAGCGTGCTCTAAAATGGTCATTGCATCATCTTGCATTTTGTCTGTGTTGAATATGTAACGCTCTAATGTAGTCTTTATATCTTTATGCCCCAGGCGTTCCATAACTGTTTTTGGCTGCGCGCCATTTTCAGCTAAGATCGTCCCGTGGGTGTGGCGGAGGCAGTGACTGTGAAAGAGAGGGTTCCCCAACTCCTCGTGGATAACTTTGGCACAATATTTAAAAGAGTAAGGCGTGAGGAGTTCCCCGTTTTCTTTTACGCTGATCGGCATGATCTCTTTCCCGGCTATCTGCATATTTGTCGGCGCCTGGAAGATCAGTCCGTTCGACATCATGTAAGTTTTTGTGAAATACTCTCCATAGCGGAGCATATTCTTTTTACGCTCACGGATTTCAGCCTTTAATATTTTTTCATATACTGGGAGTATTTTTATAGTTCTTACGGAATCATATTTCGGCGGTCGGTAATACCATTTACCGTTTTCATTTGAAAGCTGGTGGCATATAGTTATGGTATGTTTATTAAAGTCCACATCACTCAGCAGATCAATGCCATAAGTTTCCCCTAGCCGCGTCCCACAATGGTATCCGGTCATGAGTGCAAGATAAAAATTGCTGTCGGCTCCAAAACGATCGATAATGGCAGCGAAATCCTCTTTTCCACAGATGTATTCGGTATGCTCCTTCCGGTGTTCGGATGTCTTTATTTTGGGAATATTGACGTCAGTGCAGGGATTGTACTTGATATATTTACATGGCCGTACCGCATACTTAAGAGCGCCAGACAGACATGCCAGAGTGTTCTCAATCATACTGCGAGAATACCCTTTGCGCTTCATGCCATCTACCCATAACTGGATCACATCCGGCTCCAGCGAGGCGAGGCGATATTTTCCGAAGGCGGGTTTTAAATGTACTCTGATTTTGCCGGCATAATCGACCTGGGTATTGTGAGCCAGATTGGTAATTACGTAGTTATCATACCAATAGTCCAGATAATCAGATACACTAATATCTTTCGGTTGGAATGTTCGGCCTGCGTTGTCATACTCAGCCTTTGCTTGTGTACCGGCAGTAAGAGCCTCGCCCTTTGTTCTGTATCCACCTTTGCTGATCGGGTTTCTTTTTCCTCCGATTTTGGCACCTTCAAAGGACCATTCCCAGGTGTTCCCGCGTTTTCGTGTTCGTAATTCTCCCATTGTATCATTCCTTTCGTTAAATTTGGGTATAAAAATAACACTATACCGGTTTACAGTTAAGTGCCGAAATGATACAATATAGTTGGTTGTAATTGTATCGGCTAAATCCGGTATAATTTATATGAAAAGCTCTGGCGGTTGGCGCGCTGGGGCTTTTATTTTTTATTCTTCTATACTGATACCTTCTTCATCACAGTATTTTTTTATTGCGTCATAAAGCTCCGGTATTCTTTCTTTTGGCACCTCTTCTACTAGTTTGATTAACGCCTCTTGTTTTCCACTTAAATCTAATTTGTCAAATTCTATTTCACTAATAATATTCATTGCCATTCTCCTTTATATTAATCTTAAATTTATCAATTCTTCTGGATATCCAGTGCAATCACAAAATTGTTCTCGCGTATATCCTTCAAAATCATGTATCAGTTCCTCTGTAATCAATAATCTGGCCGCAAAGATGTTAGCCTGCTTTTCTGTTTTTGACGTGAGAAGAAGTGTATGGCCTTTCATAAAAGTACAATTATCTTTCATGTGCAGAACAGCGTGTCCAAGTTCATGAGCCATAACAACTCTACGAAAGACATCATCTTCAATCTCACTATTTATGTAAATGCAGCGATTATGTTTCATGTATTTATAGTATCCTGCAATATTTTTAAGCGGTCTATAGTAGACTTTAATTTTTAAGCATCTGGCAATTTCAAACGGATCTCTGGTTCCGTACTTTCTTTCATATAGTGCTATTAATTTGTCTATTTTTTCGATCAATAATCTCACCAGCTTTTTATAAAAGAATCAGTCTTTTTTCTTTTTTAGTTCTGCTGCTACAATTTCAAGAGTGTGTTGTAAACTCTCTAAGGAACTGGTTTCTATGGCTTCACCATTATACATGAGTGCCCCGTCTGACATTTTTTCAATTTCATCCATAATGCTTGAGAGTTCATCATCAGAATAGCTTTCACATGGTTTCATAGTATCTCCTTTTAGTCTTTCTTTTTTTTGCGGCCATATTTTACTTTGTTTTCTTTCTTCAACTCTCTAAGTCCAAATTCAAGGGCATTTCTAAGATATCTCAAAGATTCCTCGTCGATTGGCTCACCATTGTAATAGAGTGGGCCATCTACATCATTTTCGATTTCGTCCATGATCCGATCCAGATCCTTTCCTATCTCGCGTTCGTCTCTTGCGGTTAGTTCCTCATTCGCGATAGGAGTCCCCTCTTTCCCGGTCATAAGATAATCTACTGTTACTCCAAAATAATCAGCAATCTTTTGAAGCTTATCCTGTTTAGGGGTACTTCTTCCATTTTTCCAGTCGGTAAAGGTAGAGCCACCGATGCCAGTGGCCTTAGAAACCTTGTATGCTGTTACACCGTACTTTTCAAGCAGTTTCACAAATACTTCGTACATAGAGCCTCCTAAAAAATATTTATGAAATCATAAATAAACGCTTGACTGTTTATGATAACCGTGGTATAGTAAAACCATGGTTATGAAATCATAAATATAAAGCGATAATGATTTCATAATCACATTCGGAAATGTGTATTATTTGATGTGGTAGTTAAACTATATCACATTTCCGAATTATTTTCAATATATATTTATGAAAATATTATGAAAGAAGGTGGTGTAGTGTATCAAAAATTTGCTAAACTTTTAGAGTTAAACAAAGTTACAGCATATCGAGTGTCAAAGGACACAGGAATTCCAGCTAACACTTTTACTGACTGGAAAAATGGGAGAAGCAAACCTAAGTTTGACAAGCTACTGGCAATTGCAAAGTATTTTGACGTTCCAGTGGAATATTTTGCCGAATGTGACGAATCAGAACATTGAAAATCAAGGAGGTGAGAAAGGGTGAGTTTAGAAGAAAGAATACAAGCCCTTGAAGAAAAAATACAAAGGCTTGCATTTTGGTTTTGTGTGTATGTCATTTCCATAGCATTAATTAATTGGATTGATATTATTGTCAGAATTTTCAATAGCATTAGATAAGGTCGCTAAGATCTCATTAACATCAGTCTGCAAAACTTGAGCTTGTTCTACGGTGATGTAGTAATTGTTTATAGTTTGCTGCGGTGTAGTTGGGAATAGAGAAGTAGAAATAATTCTAACAATCTCTGAAATCAAGCCTGTTACGACAATTTCAACTAATTTGCTATAAGGAACTTTTTTTGCAGGAAGATCGGAAACCCCTATGCTTAGAGGGCGGTCCGGTATTGCTTCATTATAGTCCTCAATGGCTTTCCTGCATAAAGAAATTAATTTTTCCCATACAGGATCAGGAAGTACAAGATCTTCGGATGCAGCTTTTTTTAAAAGTTCAAGTTTATCCATTAAGAGCTGATCCCATGTGAAACTTCGTACGTCCTCCCAAGTGAAAGTTTTTAATTCTTTACTGTCCATAAAAATTCTCCTTTCCTTTGTACTTGGCGCGGCAACGCCTGTACTTAGATTATAGGAGACATGGAAGGAAATGGCAACATAAACAAATAGACCAGTGTTCGATTAAAATTAAAAGGAGAAAAGAAAATGTTAAATTTAGAAAAAAATAGTAAAACACCGCTTGCCCCGCAGAAAATAAATATTCTGGGGAGAAAACGGTATTCGGTTGACTCGAATATGGCTGATGTAATTGAGGGGAGCTTTGATGATTGCTGGAAAGCAATCGGCAGGTTGTGGGTGATAGTAATTGTTATGGCGTTTTATGAATTAATTACTAAAGGCACTAAGTTGATTAGAGGATGACAATCGAGGAGATGAAATCGATGGTAGAACCTTACAAACCTCTTTATACGGTAAAAGAAACCAGTGAGGTACTAAAAGTTAATAAGGGTATTGTTTACAACCTCGTTAGATCGGGAGAACTCCCGCATTTGGTTCTGGGTTCAATCAAAATTCGAGGAACTGATCTGGAACGTTTTATACAGTCTTATCCAATTGGAGGAGGTGATACCGATGCGTAACTACTTTGCAGGCTTCAGCGCCCGCTACTGGAACCGCATGTTCCACGAAGCGTATGAGGGCCGGAGAAGTTACCGGACAGCGGCGCAGGCCGAGGCCGTGGTGATCGCGGCACTGGTAGCTATTATATTATGTCTAGTAAGAGGGTGATGGTATTGAGCAAGCGTAAGAATGGTACATACAGAGCGGCAGCGGCCGGAGGTTGGAATCCGCATGGCTGGGGAAACGGCAGGGGAAGAAAAAGGCCGCGTGAGTATCGTGGTGTAAATGAAAAGAGCCCGGCAGGTGCGAACTGCCATGGCTCAGATAACTAAAAAAATATTCATACCCTTATTATAAGGGATCGATCGGAGGAAATCAAGATGGGAAATGAAACAATTATGATTTCTGTACCTCTGGAAAGTTTTTCCGCTGGCGTGGAAGCACTTACCAAAATCAAAATAATGGAAAGAAGCGTGCTAGAAAGTAAGTATGGTCCTTCTAAAAAGGAGATAGCAGCAATTCTTGGATTTGAGCTTTCTCCAGAGGGCACGGAGGGAACATAAATGTATGTAGGAATCTGTATGGAAACAGGCAAGGTGGTGTCTGATGAAGATGCTCTTCGATATGCCATAGAGCGTATAACAAGTGGACAACCAGAAGAACAGCAAGAATTTATTGAATGGTACTATTCTGGAAATTGGGTAAAGGAGGATATCACGGATGACAATTCTTGAAAAGTTATCAAAGATTCAATCGGAAATAAAAGTTCCAAAGACCCTACACAACAGTTTCGGAGGATATAACTACAGAAGCGCGGAGGGTATACAAGAAGCGTTTAAACCATATGCCACAAAATACGGTGTTGCCCTGATCCCCACGCAAGAATTGGTAATGATCGGAAACAGATATTATGTTCAGTCTACAGCTACTTTATATGATATTGAAACTGGAGAATTTGTAAAGGCTACGGCCCATGCAAGAGAGGCTGAAAATAAAAAAGGAATGGACGAAAGCCAGATAACCGGAACTGCTTCCTCTTATGCAAAAAAATATGCATTATCGGCACTATTGCTTCTCGACGATTCCAAAGATGCAGATACAGACGAATACGTTCAGGAACAAAGCGACGAGGAGGCCACTACTGCGCAAAAGAAAACAATAGAATCCATTTGCAAGAAACACAAAATCGACGTTGAACAATTATGCCGAATTAATAGCTTGGAATGGAAAACATTGACGGATGTAAGCGCTGGTAAGTTACTCAATAGCTTAAAAATGAAATTTGGAGATGAATAGAGGCGAGTGTAATGTACGAATTTGCACATATAACAGCGTACAAGCCAGTGGAAGAAGGGACTTATTTACAGGTATTCATTCCCGGTAAGAATCTCATGGAGCCACTGGAAGAGAAGCATATGCGCACCTGTAACGTCTGGCTTGATGATGGGCGGAGCATAAGCGCAGAGCAGAGGAAGAAAGCATACGCAACGATTAACGACATTGCGGGCTTTACCGGAGAGATGCCGGAAGTCATGAAAGAATGGCTTAAATACCTGCACATATACCGTACCGGCTGTGAGTACTTTTCGCTTTCTTCTTGCTCCATGGATACAGCCCGGGAATATATCAACACAATACTGGATTATGCGCTGGAAGCTGGTGTTCCGTTACTGGATTTTGCGCTTAACCGTACTGATGATATAGACCATTACCTGTATGCGTGTCTAAAACTTAAAAAATGTGCTATATGTGGCCGGCCGGGAGAGATTCATCATGTTGATGCTATTGGGATGGGAAATGACCGAAGAACGCTTGATGATTCGGATCACCGAAAGATATGCCTGTGCCGTGTACATCATACAGAGGCGCATACAACCGGTTTTGATACCTTTTCGAACAAGTATAAGGTATACGGTATAAAGTACGAGGAATAAGCCTTGTCGGCTCTGAAACGAGCCTTTAGATAGGGGGCAATAATTAATGTGTCACGAACATAATAATTGCCATGGTACTGCCTCCGCCGTCTTTCGTCTGGCGGCGGGGGAACAAAGGAGGAATTACAGTGAGTTATATAGATTTAAGCGGTATGCATTTTGGGTTTCTGGTGGCTCGGGAATATGCAGGAAAGGGATACTGGAAGTGTCAATGTCTTAACTGCGGAAAAGACAAACTGGTCAAAGGGGAACATCTTAGACTGGGGAATGTAAAGTCCTGCGGCTGTTTGAAGGAAGAGCAGGAGACACGCGGAAAGAGGGATACAAACAGCTATGTTATACGTACTCACAAAGGTGAGGAAATTAACGTAGATGCCGAAGATGTGGATAGACTGTCAAAACATTCATGGTCGATCGGAATAGATGGATATCCACAGGCCAGGGTAAATGGAAAGATGATGCGTATGCATGAGTATTTGATCGGGCAGTACCGCGGTGATGGACTTATGATCGATCATATCAACCATAATCGAGCTGATAACCGGAGAAGTAATTTACGAATCGTTACCCCGGCTCAAAACGCCAGAAAATCAGGGATTGAGGTGTAAGAATGGCAAACAAGAGAATGTTCTCAAAGGCAATTATTGACAGCGATATGTTCCTGGATATGCCGAAATCAGCCCAGGCGCTTTACTTTCATCTCGGCATGAGGGCGGATGATGATGGATTCCTTGACAATGCAAAAAAGATCATGCGCAGCATTGGAGCCAGTGAGGATGATTATAAAATTCTTGTGGCAAAAAATTACATAATCCAGATGGAAAAGGGGATCTGTGTAATCACTCATTGGTGGGTCCATAACTACATCCAGAGGGACCGCTACAAGGAGACAATCCACCTCGAAGAAAAGGCACTTTTGACCCAAACAGAGACCGGCGTATACACTTTGGATACAGAATGTGTACAGCCTGTATCCGTTTCGGCTTCTCAGATTAGATTAGATAAGATTAGTATAGATAAGATTAATAATAATATACCGGCTTCCGCTGACGCTTCACCCTCACCTGATGTCGAAGTGAAACACAAATATGGAGAATATAGACATGTTATGTTGACCGATGATGAAAAGGGAAAACTACAGGCTGAATACGGCGAGGGTATGACAGAAAAAGCAATCACCTTCCTCGATGAGTATATCGAGATGAAAGGTTATAAAGCAAAGAGCCATTATCTGGCAATACGCAAATGGGTGATAAATGCAGTGAAAGAAGCTGAGCAGAAGGACAAAGGACGGACAGGAAAACAGAAAACAAATCAGTTTCAGCAGTTTCCACAGCGCGAGGTTGATTATGACGCTCTGGTAATGCAGGGACTACAGGATATGGGAGATGGTGAACATGGGAAGGAGATATAATCCAGATAATTTCATTGACCGCGGGTATATGGATTTTAAATTTGCGGAGCTTAAGGCGGAGTTGATTACATACTTCGACAGTAGGCTGCGGGCATTACAGGAAGGCGGCATGACGAAACAACCAGAGCCGCCGGCAGAAAGACAGCTTCAGTTAAACCAAAGGAGCAAGAATCCGATCCCTGCATGGAATGGAAAATGGAGATGCGGCGCCGGTGCAAAGAAATGTGTAAGAATTACCCGAGACAGCATACGAGTTTAAATTCAGTGCTGGGGAAAATATACCGGAAGATGGACGGACAGTATGGTGTGTGCCTGGATCAGTACGAAAAAGAGTATAAAAACGGTGCAGAGGGCCGCGTATCAAAACTGGAGGTTATTTCAGTACACGAGAATCTAAGAAGTCTGTTTGAGCCGATTTTGGAGGATATGGAAGAGGCTTGCAGGCTCCGTGAAGAAAAGGAAAAGGCTGTAGAAGCTGCAATGTTAAACCGTACTCGCCAGGAGATTATCCAGCCGCTTATTGAGGCCCGTAATGACCACAGCATATATGGCAGCGCTACATACTCCGCCGTGAGTGCCAGAATGCGTAAGAAGGGAATTGATATTGAGGCGGAAAAAGAGGCTTACCGCAAAAAGAAAGGAATTAAACGTCAGATCAACCGCAACGAATTATTTGATAATGATGCTGAGATGAAAAAGATCTTTGCGGAGACAGTGGCAGAGTTACTACACGAGGCCGGGAAGGCGGCGGGCCATGAAAGAGCGTCATAAGCAGATCAGAGATTACATTGTCCAGTACACCATAACCCACGGCTGGCCGCCCTCGGTGAGAGAGATCGGGGAGGGCGTAGGGCTGGAGAGCAAGAGCAGTGTACACCTGCATCTTAAGCAGATGGCGGACGAGGGGATCATCAAGATGGTACCAGGGCAGCCGCGGTGTGTAACGGTGCCGGGGATAATGATCGAATGGAAGGGGGATACCCAAAATGAAGAAGCCGATTAATTGCGAGGATTGCGACGAGTGCGTATACATTGCAGAGGGAGACTACTACTGCATATTGGAAGAGCCGCGGCAGGTGTTGGAGGATTTTCTGGTGCCGACAGCAGAATATAACTGGTGCCATAAGAAGTGATGAAAATACATTAAATTTGAGTTGATTATACAATTATTATATGTTAAATTAACTATATGTAATTGTATAAACCGAGAAAATAACCCGGAAACTTAAGATTTCTGCGAGGTGACAGGGTGAGGAAAAGATATGTAGTTGAGAATTGCGTAATAATGGTTTGCTTTACTATTCTTGCAGTAGTATTTAGCCGTTGGTGGATAATTTTATTTTCGGCATTGTTTATTAATTATAACAAGAATTAAGATTTTGGAGGTGTAGAATGGCAAAAATGATTATAGAGCCTGGGCGCTGCGTTGATGGATATGAGTGCCCGGTATGTAGCAATGACGAGATTGAGCTGGGACAGTTATATTGTCAGATATGCGGGGAGCCGTTGGAGTGGCTGGAAGCGTGCGATTCGGAAGATTAAGAATTTCCGGAAGGACCGGAGAAAGGGTTAATCATGAGAATAAAAATCATAACACATGTACCCACGATTCCAAGTCCAGTAATAGGGCAGGAATATGAGGTTGTAAGAATCAAAGAGCGGAGTAACCGAGACGGCGGAAATGTCCACTTTGTGATGTGCGAAGGAGAAGAGGTAGGGGTATTGACCTGTGAAATGATCGTTGTAGAAAATTAGCATTTGGAGGACAACCAATGACAACAAGAGCATATCAATGCAGTCGCTGCGAATTGTTATATGATGCTGATGAGCATTGCGGATGCCTTGCGGGGATCGACCCCAGAACGGATCACCGCGAAAAAGGAGATGCTGAACTGTGCCACAAAAATTTTGAAATGCTTCCAGAAGAGGATCAGTGGCACGCAAAATTCCCATGGGAGAATTAGTATTTTCCGGGAGAACCGGAGGAAGGATATATTATGGCAAAATGGAATGTAGCAATAACAGAAGATCGGATTGTTAGAACTCTTTTCTTCATGGAAAAGGTGTTTGAGGAAGTCTGGGAAGAAGATTCGGATGGCAGGTGGGGAAGTAAAACCATTATTGATCAGGAGGTGACTGCGGCTTTTCCAATCATGGATACCGAAATAGCGAATATTATTGAAGAATTAACGGGATATGATGAAGATGAAGTGGTTGAAGCTATGGACGCCCTTACAGAATATGAGCGAGTTATTCGACTGGAAAACTGATATAAGCAGTATTAATATTTTCGGAAGGAATTTTATATGGCAAGGTACAAGATAACGGCCATCGTGGAGTCAGATGATGACTATACAGATGGAGAACAGATAGAGGAATTAAGATCAGATATCTCTATGCTGATTGCAGATTATAACTGCTTTTGTAGGATTGGTGATATCAAGATACAAGAGATAAGTTAGTCTTTAGGAAAGGAGAAACAAATGCTAATACCAGCAATTTTGAGAAAAGAAGAAATCTTGCATGAATTTCAAAAATTGCAGTACTCTGACGACTTGATGTATGAAGCCGGTTGCTGTGATAATTATATGCCAAACATTGCAGAAGAGCCAGACAAAGAAACATATCAGTACGCGATCGTCGATAGCAAAGGTAAACTTGTCGGTTATGTTAGCTATAGTATTGACTGGTATTCTTCGCAGGCACATAGGTTTGGGCTTATGTCTTTTGATCGGGGCAATCCCTTAATCGGGATGGCATTGTTTGAAATTATGGGAAACCTAATCAATATTTTAAAGCTACATAGAATCGAATGGTATATGGTTAGCGGGAATCCGGTTGAAAGGCATTATGATAAATTTTGCGAGAAGTATAATGGCAGAAAGATTGTGCTAAGAGACACATTTAAAGATAGACTCGGTAAATATCACAATAGTATCACGTATGAAATAATCAACTAGATTAAAATTTGGAGGTAGAAATGAAAAAAGCAAAAGAGTTCTTGTGTGGCTTGTTTGCACATTGCTTCCGGGAACCATCAACCAGTGAATACAATTCAAAAACGCATGAGATAACAGTATTACAGACATGTAGCCGATGTGGGAAAAAGTTTTCCTTCACGGCGCATGAATCAAAGTTCGGTCTGTGAAATTAACATTTTGAGGAGGTAACGATGAAAATAGCAAAATTCCGGGCTGTCCAATGTGATACACGATATGACCGTCCGATGAAAGTGGCGTGCGGGGCTAATACCGTAGGAATACCATGTGTTATCAGCCTGGAATTAAACACGGAAGAGGAACCAACGGTTGAGTATCTTCTTCGGATGGCAAAAGAGATTGAGTCCCTCCCTCCTGTAAATTACAAACACTTTAAAAATGTAAAACCGATATATTAAGCTTTCAGGGAGAACCTGAGAAAGGGAAAAAGATGGAGTGTGCAAGGTGTGATTATTACAAGGCGCATAACTGTAAACATCAGTGTATGCAGCTCCCAGAGGGAAAGACCTGTGCGGATTGTGCACATATAGAACGGTGTATGATGATGTTTCATGGAAATCCAGAGAATACGATGTGTGGGTGGGAGCCGATCAGATTTAAGGAAATCCCGTGTTCCTGGAATGATAGGCAGAAAAGAGGCTGTGAAGAATGGTGTGGATTGCCATTCTGTTAATTTAACATTTCCAGAAGGTGTGTAATGAAGAAAAAACTACAAGAAATTACGGATTTAAAGGTAATGTCCTTTTGTGAATGCTGTAAATCGTTAGGCTGGGAGATAAAAGACGAAGGCGAACGTTATACAGTAAAATGTAATTGCGGAAATAGCAAAATATCCTATAACGGTTTCGTTGGCACGGAAATTGTCGCATGTGAATCCTGTGGAAAAAGAGTAACAGATTTATTTTCACCAATTAGGACAGGAAATTCTACTTGTGCTATTCTCAGGACATCAGATTTTGAAACAGAAAAAGACGATGAGGGGAATGACAGATATTGGGTAGCAACAGCAAACTAAAAATAATTTAAGATTTGATGGAGGAGTGATAAATGGTAGATGCGGAGGAAACACGGCGACAGAAAGCCAAAAATCTTCGATATAAAAAACCCATTGTGAAGAATTTGAATTTAGACACAATCAAAGAAGATTTATGGGGCATTCAAGAGGAGAGTGAAGATGTCCACTGGTATACAGATTCAGAAGACGGGACCGATTCTCTTATAAACGCCCTGGATGGAGACGAAGACGAAGCTTATGAATTCAAAATGGCGTTCGCGGATTTATGCGCGGAATGCGAGCAGATGATTGAGGATTTGAATGAAGAATGGGTTCCTGAATGCTTTGATATTTTCTTCGTGGCAGCGGGGGCAGGAAATTCATATGGAGGACTTCTCGGATATGATGCATGGGAACAGGATTATTTCGGGTTATCCTGTACAGACGCATATGCAGAGGACGAAGCGAAGAAAAAACTGAAGCAGATGACGAAGGATGACATGATAGCGGCAGCTAGGCAATGTTTTAAAGTCTATCACGCCTACATTGGATTGCGGAATCGGTATGACAGCCTGAAAGCGGCAATAGATATTTTGCGAGACCAGAATACCGGATACCTTCAGGTGGTCAGGGAAATTGAGAAGCTGTACGAAGCAGTAAGCAAAAATGTGTATTCTAGGAGCGAGTATAGCAAAGAATCGCAGGACTGGAAGCGGTACACAGATGCGCTTCCGCAGGAAGCATGGATTGCCTGACAAATTAATATTTACCGAACTAAGACTTGACAAATAAGGAGGTTTTGTCATGGCAGATTTAAAGAGTGTGGCTGGGCTGTTTGGTATGACTGTATCGGAGCTGGAGCAGTTTACCGGATATAGCCGCCAGGAGTTGCACCGGGTTATGAATAATGGAAAGGCCGTAGGCACTGCCAGAATGTCAAGCGTGATCCGTAAGTTGGACGCGGCAAGCTATGATATCTATTCAGTCACAGTCTCCCAGGCCGAGGCTGAGAAGAAGGCCAGAGAGAAGCTGCTAAAATCATTGTCCAATACTTGCGGCCTGTGTTACCAGACGGGGCCATGCCTGTACATAAGGCAGTATGGTCATCCGGGGTGGGAAGGAAGCAAGTGCCGCGGGTTTTCCGCGACGATTGGTGAGGAGCCGGCGGAGCAGTGCAAAGAATGTGAGCAGTGGCGTTATTACGAGGAAGACAGCCGGGAGCCTATCGAACCGAGATATCAATTAGATCGAGACAGTATTTGCTATGGTTGTCAGAACTATAAGGCCGTCGAGGATTGCGAGGAAGCGCCGGAACCTGATAATGTGCAGTGTGGTGGCGCCTGTGATTGTGCAGAACCTTGCTTTGCTGGGAACCAAAACAGATATCATAAAAATTAAACTTTTTAGGAGGATGTATTGTGGAATTGAAATCAAATAAAGAACTTAACCGTCATTTTGAGAAACTAAAACGGCTAAGGAAACTAAGAGAAAAAGAGCCAGACAACACTTACCATTATTGGGAAAAAGAAATAGCAGGGTGTGAACACAATATAGTGGAGGTGGTTGAGGAGATGCTTAAAAAACAGACCCCCATTAAAGTCATAGTGAATGAAGCCTATTATAGTTGCCCGGTGTGTGGAACTATAAGAAGCATTAAGCAGAAACATAATTTTTGCCACGACTGCGGGCAGGCATTGGATTGGGAAGAGTAA